ATGACAGGAGAAATGATATACAATGATTACAAAAAGATAGGAAGCGATTTCGCGCGTATTATCGAAATAGCCATTGGCCTTGTCGGTAAAGAAACGGTTTTTGAACTGCTAGAGGAGTGTGAGAGAGATGAAAAAGTGTTACACTTCATTGACCCATCTTCAGAATATTTTTTAGATAAACTTTCACTTCTCAAACTAGAAAAACTTACCCAGCAAGAAAAAAAGGAGTTTAGGCTTGTAGCCAAAAGCGCAGAAGCTGCAATCTTTATCATTCCTCTGAGTTGGCAATGTGAAACAAAAATAAAGGAATCTACCCCTTGGGATTCGGATTTAAAGGGTAAATCCTTGGATTGGGCACCCGCGCCCGTCAAAGAAGAGAAAAACGATAACATTACAGGCATTGTGGCAGCAGCCTGGGAACTAAGGCTAATTCTTGGAGTAGATGAAAACAAAGAGAGTTACACACTATTGATCCAAAACTTAGAACATAAGCAAGAACTTTCCCAACTTTTTCAAAAAAGATGGAAGGAAGCATATACAAAAAATAGGTTTTCTCAAGAGACCTTTGCAGAAATTGAAATTAGAGAAATTAGCCGAAGACTTGAACTAATTGAATCTTTGCAAGATAAAAAGTATTACGACTCAATACATATCGAAAGGTCGTGGGCTAAGGGGTATATCGATTTTCTTGAAAAGAATGAATGGTTAAAACCCACCTCGGGAATGAACTACGAGGAACTGCTCAGTGAGTTAAAAAAATGGCTAGATATGCCTCTATCAGGTTTTAAGAGCCTAATTGAGGAGGGATACTGCACACCTCAAGACAAAGGCAAGTGGTTAGGCGGGCCATCAGATGCTTATAGGTTTGCGGTATGGCTCACCCCCGATAGTGACGATGAAATAAGTAAATTTAACAAGAATATTGAACTAAACGCCAAGGGTAAAACCAAAAAACTGGCTTACACCTACAGAAAAGATACAATTGTAAGCCCCATTAATGGAGGAGATATATGCAAAATCTTAAATAAGTACAGAGAGGTGCCAATCCGCAAACGCCTCAGAAGAGTAAAAGTAAATAATTATGAAAAACCTTGACTTGCTACCTCTATCAGGTGAGACCAAGGAACGGCTTGCCAAGTTCGCCCAGCAGTACCTCCAGCTGGCTCAAATCGCAATCGAGGTCGTTTCCTTTAAAGATAATTGGCTGATCGAAGGCAACCCAGAACTCACCAAATGGCAAAAGATTGCTTTTTACTACTACTTCAAATACCATAGGGTAAGGCAGTTCTAAATCTACTAAGAAAAGCCAAAATCTATCCTACAACCCTAAAGACCTATAAAAAAAGGCTTTAGGGTTTTTTGCTGTTTAAAATCCTACAAAAACCTACACTTTTCCTACATTTTATGTAGGGCTAAAACTCTGTTTATCATTTGCTTAGCGGTTTTTTTTGCTAACTTTGCTTTCGTATTCAAAAATATACAAAAAATGAAAATAGCAGAATTATTAACCCTACCAGAAACCGCAAACCTGACCGTACAGGTTAGCATTGGGGACTTGAGACTCTTCCACGAAGAGATAGTACAGAAGCAGCTTTGCCAGCAAAAGGAGCTAACCAAAACCGAAGACGAACTACTCACGGTTACAGAGGCTATGAGTTTTCTCAAGGTGAGTCGAACCTCCCTATTCCGTTGGCAAAAGAAAGGCTACCTGGTGCCAATTAAAGCAGGTGGCCGCTGTCGGTACCGCAAGAGCGATATAGAGGCACTTCTCGAAAAAAAATAAGAAAATGAAACCCACATCCACATACCAGGCCAATTATTTCGCAACGTCCGCAACCGTTGCAGGCCTGGGTACACCCTTAATAAAGTTGCGGAAATGGAAACCACTGTAAAAGAAAAGTTCGGCATAATAGCCGATATGGACACCGGGTATGCTTACCCAGTTGACCTCAGCAAGCCCATAAGCAAAGTGAATTTTGCTGGGTGCCTGCTATCATTTAGAGGGAGCAAAGCCGAAGCCCTACAACTAATCGAGAAGATAGAAAAAATGCCGTGTCTGATCGAAAGGCACACTAAAATTTACGCGTAATGCAAGGTTGGATAAGTTTACATAGGCAAATAGTTGAGTGGGAGTGGTACAATGAACCCAACACGTTTCGCTTGTTTATCCACTTGCTACTAAAGGCTAATCACAAGCCTAAGAAGTGGCAAGGCAAAACCATAGAGGCTGGGGAACTAGTTACCGGGCGTAAGCAACTTGCGCAAGAACTCAAGCTGTCAGAACAGAAAATAAGGACTTCGCTAAAACGGCTAAAATCAACCAACGAAATAACCATCAAATCAACCAGCAAATTTAGTGTAATAACTATCTGTAAATGGGGGACTTATCAACCACAAAAGGGCATAGAGCAACCAACAGAACAACCAACAGAACAACCAACAAATAACCAACAAATAACCACAAACAATAATGTTAATAATGAAAAGAAGAAAGAGAGAGTGGTTTTCACCCCTCCCACCCTCCCAGAAATTCAATCCTATTTTGCCATTAAGATTGCAGAAAAACAGCTTTCGCTAAACGCAGGCATTGAGGCCGAGAAGTTCTTTAGCCACTACTCAAGCAACGGCTGGCAAGTTGGTAAAAACAAGATGAAGGACTGGAAAGCAGCAGTCAACGGCTGGGTTGCACGGGAAAAAGGCAAACTGAACGGCACTGCAACCACTAAAGAAGTAACCTATCAGAAACTTACCTAAAATGACTGAGTTTAACAAAATACCGCCCCAGGCTATCGAGATTGAAGAGGCAATCCTTGGAGCACTAATGATCGAGGCAAACACCTTCGAGCGGGTGCAGGGCATACTTCGCCCTGAGAGTTTCTACAAGGCCGAGAACAGAGCTATATATGAAATAATCGCAAACCTTGCAAAACAGAGTAAACCCATTGACCTGCTAGTAGTGGTTCAAGAGCTCCAAAGTCGAGATAAACTGGAAGAGATTGGCGGCCCTGCCTATATAGCAGACCTTACCTCACGGGTTGGATCAGCAGCCCATTTGGAGTATCATGCAAAAGTAGTGGCACAAAAAGCCATGCTTCGCGAGCTGATCAGAATTAGTTCAGAACTGCAAGCCAAGGCGTTTGATGAGAGCAACGATGTTGATGAGCTGATAACCGATGCTAGCAAGGCCATTGATGAAATTACCAGCAGCGTTGGTGGGCATAGTGGCCGCACCCAGTACGAGGTGATCAAATCAGCCCTAAGTGAGATTGAGCAGGACTGCATACAGGCTCAGAAGGGGCAAGCCCCAGGGATAACAACTGGATTTGCCACGGTCGATAAGTACACAGGAGGCTGGAGGCCTACCAACCTGATCATACTAGCAGCCCGTCCGGGCGTGGGCAAAACCTCCCTTGCGCTACACTTCGCCAAGGTGGCCGCCTCGCAGGGTAAGTGGGTGAACTTTTACGGCCTTGAAATGACAAGCGAGGACCTCACTCGAATAATGATCGCAGGAGAAAGCGGCGTGAACCGCTCCAGCCTGAGGGATGGAAAAGTAGATAGTGAATGGAACAGCATTCACAAGGCTACAGGCAACCTATACGATTTGCCTATACTGTGGTACGATCAGGCCGGGATAACTGCCGATCAAATCGCAGCCAACACCCGCAAAAATGCCAAGAGGGGTCAGTGCGATATGGTGATAGTGGATTACCTCCAACTGCTCACCCCAACCGACAAGAAGGCTATTCGTGAGCAGCAGGTTTCTCTAATGACCCGAACGCTCAAGAAGGCAGGGCTTGAGAGCAAGGTGCCTATCATTCTGCTATCGCAGCTCAACCGTGAGGCCTCGGAATCACAGCCTAAGCTGCACCACCTTAGAGAATCGGGAGCCATTGAGCAGGATGCTGATATTGTGGTGTTCCCTTGGATTGACCTCGAAAATAACTACCAGCTCATTATCGCTAAGAACAGGCGAGGGATCACTGGAATGATCGAGATCAAGCCCCAGCATGATATGACCCGGTTTAGCGAGGCGGGTTTCTCCTCACAGTGGCCCGAGTACAACCCTGACGAATTTGTTGAATCACTTAAATAATACCGCAAAATGAAAATCGATCCAACTGTATTGAAATACTGTTGCACTATCCACAGCGTGAAGTGCCAACTGAACGGCAAAACCATCACAATTTCTGGCACCCAGCTAACCTTAGGCAAGCCCGAATACCTACGCCCTGGCCAAGGAAAGGACGCGCTGGAGGCAAGTATGACCAAACCTTTAGAGGCTGTGATTCCAAAACGAAAAATAGATGCCGTTTTAGCCTCTTACCGAAAGGTTATGAAGGTAAAGCTCGATTACAGAGGCTTAAGCCTCTCAGAGGTGAAAATTTAGCCCGTTTTGAGCCAAAAAATGAGTTTATGACAATCTAACGAACCAGAAATTATGCCAAACAGGTCGAAATATAGCCCAAAACTCGCCAAACAGATTTGCACCCTAGTAGAGACAGGTAAACATAGCATAACCGAAGTGTGCTCATTAGTAGACATTTCGAGAAGAGTCTTCTATAAGTGGCAAAAAGAACGTGCGCAATTCGCAGTTTCCCTCGCGCGCGCGCGCGTGCGAGCAATGGAGAAAGAAAATGAGCAAATGAAGGTATTATCGCTTAGAGGGTTGAGAATTCTTCTTCAGGGTGGTTTTCTAAAGCAAGTTGAGACTAAGACGGTTTATGGAAAAAACGGCGAAGTTACCCACAAGGAGATCACTACAACGCTGAAATATTTCGGACCCTGTTTTAAGACTATCATGATAGTTTTAAATAACAAAGATACCGCCAACTGGTCCACACGGCTCAAGAGGCACGTTAACTACCATACTAAACGCCTAAATACAGAGGCAAACAGAGTGGGTGCGCGGGTTATCACCATAGCCGAGGCAGCAAGCTTAGGAATGGATTCGATAACGTTCGAGTCCAACGTAGAACACAAGCCCTAACGTATTTACGGGCATTACAGAGGGATTAGAAACAGCCTTGCACCACCGATGCACCAATGATCTGAATAACATTGCACCAACTTGAATTAAAACGATAAAAAGGACAACCTAAAACAACGAAGGAGACATGAAAACTGACGATGGAGCGCTACACTTTGAATCGAGCTTGAATAATGACGGTCTAAACAAGGCCGTTGAGGAGACCAAGCGACGAATACAAGGTTTTTCTGATGCTACGGTAAGGGGTAGTGAGAAAGTAGATAATGCATTTAGGATAACTGCTGAGAATGTCAAAATACAAAAGAATGTTATTGCTCAGCTGGAGGGTGAGCTCAAGAATCTGAACGCCCAGATTGATAAGATGGCCCCCGGTAAGGCGCAAGCTGAGCTGAAGAGCCAAGCCGCTGAGGTAGCCGCTGAGCTGGACGCCGAACGCAAAGCGCTCACTATGCTGGAAGCTGAGGTGAAAAAAAACGAGAAGGCTCAAATTTCGTTCCGCACCCAGCTACGCAACGCCCGTGAGGAGCTCATAGCGATGGAGCAGGCGGGGCTTCGCGGCTCAGAAGCCTACAGATCATTACAGCAGGAGGTAGGGCGGTTACAAGATGCCTACGACGATGCCACCCAGCAGGCGAGGGTAATGGGAGACGATCAAGGCGTTTTCAGGGGAATCATATCTGCTGTTTCAGGGGTTGCAGGGGCATTCTCTGCTGCTCAGGGGGCTATAGGGCTTTTTGCTGGGGAAAACGAAAACCTGCAAAAAATTATGGTGAAGGTTCAATCGTTAATGGCCATTACCATAGGGCTACAGCAGGTATCGGAAACCCTCAACAAGGATAGCTACTTCAACTTAAAAATACTAAAAAAGGGCAAGGAGCTTCTGGCTTTAGCCGAAATGAAGGTAGCCACCGCGATGGGCGTTTCAACGGTAGCCGCGAGGGCTTTAATGGCCACCCTTACGCTGGGGCTATCGGTAGCCATAACGGGGGCAATAATCCTTATTAACAAGCTGGTGAGCCGACAGGCCGAGGCGCGCAAGAAGCAGGAAGAGTTCAACAAGGCGGTAGCTGAGGCGGCTTACAAGCCAGTAATGGCTATAAACAAGCTATCGAGCGAGTGGCAGGCGTTGGGTGATAACATGGAGGCCAAGGAAAAGTTTGTCAGGAACAACCAGAAAGCCTTTGAGGAGCTGGGGGTTTCCATAACTGGAGTAAATGACGCTGAAAACCTTCTCGTAAAGAATAAGGAGAAATTCCTTGAGGCCATGATGTACCGGGCTAAGGCAGCAGCAGCAGCCGAGTTGGCAAAGGATAAGTACAAGCAGATGCTTGAAAAAGAAGCTAACCTAAAGGATCGAGGTATTAAGGCGAGTGCCTGGGAAACCTACACCAGCCCAACTAGAGCTATGGTTAAGCTGTTAGGCGGTGTTGATATCCCCAGCAGGCAGGCGATGAATATGTCCTCAGAAATTTCGAAACTGAGAGATAGCACCAAGCAACTAAGCAAGTTTGAACAGGACTTCAAATCGAAGGAAACTGAAATACTCAAGGAGCTGGGGCTAAAAACAGAGGAGACAATCGAAGACAGCATTCGCGCCGTGGAGGAGCTGGTGAACCAGCTAAAGGATCAGTACAAGAAGGCCACCACTGATCAGGACCGCGCGAACCTGCTCAAGCAGATTGAGGAGCAGGAGAAGCTACTCGACAAGTTAGACCCCACTCGCGCCAAGAAGACCAGCGGCGACGACCCCACCAAGAAGGCGATGCAGGAGTACGAGAAATCGATCAAAAGACAATTAGACCTTGCTGAGGGGGTGCTGGATAAGTTCGCCCTGATTGAGGAGGAGAAGAAGAAGCTGGAGGGTGATAAAAGCGAGCTGGGCACGGCCAAAATGGGGCTACTCGATGAGCTGAACCAGAATACCGCCGACGAGGCCGAGAAGCAAACCCGGCAGCTGCTCGCCACCTACGCCACCTACCTATCGCGCAAACTGAGGCTACAGGAGGAGTACACCAACGATATGACCCTGCTGAGGCAGAAGCTGGAGCAGGCCACCGACCCCGAGGAGCAGGCCGCCATACAGGGGGCTATGACCAACCGCACCACGAAGTTCAATCAGGACGTGTCCGCGGCTGGTGATACGGAGTACGAGCAGCTGCTGGCTCAGTACCGCAGCTACGAGCAGAAGAAGGATGCCATAATAGCCGAGTTTGACCAGAAGCGGCTCAAGGCCACCGAGAACAATAACGAGGAGCTGGTTCAACGGCTCAACGAGGCGCAGGCGCGCGCCCTGTCGTCGCTGGCCACCGAGAACCTGATGCAGTCGGCTGACTGGACGGCGCTATTCAGCGACCTCGACAAGGTGACCACCGCCGAGCTGATCAAGCTCAGGGATAAGATTGAGGAGCAGTTCGCCACCCTCGACCTCGCCCCTGAGGATATGGACGTGCTGCGCAAGAAGATCAACGAGGTGACCGACCAGATACAGCGGCGCAACCCGTTCCTAGCCCTGATTGACGCTTTAAGGAAGTACAAGCAGGAGGAGTCGAGCGCCAACCTTAAGGACTTGGCCAAGAGCCTATCGGCCTCCATCGATATGATTAAGGGCACGTTTGATCAGGTGGTGGGATCGTTGGACAAGCTGGGCATCAAGGGCGATGAGCAGACCCAGGAGGTGTTGGCCAGCGTGTCCGGGATGCTGGGCGGGGCTTCCAACCTCGCCATGGGCATAGCCTCGGGCAACCCCTTGCAGATCATTCAGGGGTCAATCGATCTAATCATCAACGGCATAAACCTCATTGGCGGGGCGAAGGGTAGGCAGCTGGATAGAACCATTAAGGAGCACGAGGCCAACGTGCGCAGGCTCGAAAAGGCCTATCAGGACTTGGAGCGCGCCGTGGATAAGGCGCTGGGCAACGCCCGGTACGACTCGCAGAAGCAGCTCATTGACAACCTCAAGAAGCAGCGCGAGGAGTATGCGAATATGTACCAAGCTGAGAATAGTAAGAAGAAGGCTGACGAGGGCAAGTTGGACGAGTACCGGGACGCGATGAAGGACAACCAGCGGGAGATTGAGGACATTGTGAAGGGGATCAGGGAGGAGATACTGGGGATGAGCACCGAATCGGCCGCCAACGAGCTGGGCAACGCCCTGATTGACGCCTTCGCCGCGGGCGAGAATGCCGCCGAGGCGTGGGGCAAGAAGGTGGACGACATTGTGGGTAATGTGATTCGAAAAATGCTGATCCAGAAGCTGGTTGAGGAGCCCGTGGGCAACATCATCAACAAGTATATGGCCAAGTGGGTGGACAAGGATGGGAACTTCCTGGGCTTCGATGGGATTATGAACTCAGCCGCCGCTATGGGTAACGAGCTATCGGGGCTAGGCGCCGGGCTATCGGAGGCACTGAATATGCTGCCGGATGAGATTAAGAAGTACTTCACGGGGGGCGACGACCCTGCCTCTCCCCTCACGGGCGCGCTTAAGGGTATGAGCGAGGACACGGCCAGCCTGATGAGCGGCTACATCAATGCGATTCGAATTAACCAGATCGAGGGCATCAGCATGATGCGTAGCCAGCTGTTGGCCCTACAGCAGATTTCGAGTAACACCTCACACAACGTCAACTTAACCAAAATTCCCGAAATGCTTAGTGTGCTAAAGACTATGGCTAACTCGGACTCGCTTAGGTCGACAGGACTGTCGACCCAGAGGTCGTCGGGATTGTAAACTACACTAATAATCTAGCTATGAAAAGACTCAGAATAGAGCTTGCCAAACAAGCCAAAGCTAAAGGGATATGCCCGGAATGGTATGAAACCCTAAGGAAAACCCGAAGCATCAAAGAGCTTGCGAGTATGTACCTTCGAGGTATTGACTTCTGCACAGAAAACGATTACCCCTCCATTGACTTTATAAGGGCGAATTTCAAGGGCAAGGTTGAGGAGTACGGAATACACCTCGACGAATCCGTTAGGCTAACCAACCCTAGAAAAACGGTATTGTTGGGTAAAAGTGAGGGCATAATTGAGCTGGACGACTTCACTGTGGCCGAGGTGTTCCTAAAGCACGACTCAACCCTAGAGCTAAAGGCCTCAGGAAACTCATTCGTAATGGTTAGCCTCTTTGAAAAAACATCCCTGACCGTTACCGCCTCAGATCATGCACGGGTTCGCATTCGAAAGCATGGGGGTAGTGTGACCTACTCAACCTCAGGAGACGGATCGGTAAAAGTCTTGAGTGAGCAAAAGATTGAGTCTGTACGTGACTCAAACCAAACACTGAATACCAATGAATTAACAGCAAAACAGCAGTAAAATGTACCATAATTGCACCACAACCAATTTTTTAACCCTTAACAAACAAAAACGATGAACACAGAAGAAATTCAAAAACTGGTAAGCGACAGCGTGGCAGCAGCCATTCAACCGCTTAGAGAAGAGTTGCAAACCCTGAAAACAGAGAAAAAGCCCGAAAGCATCCAGCAACAGGAGGGAGAACTTTCACCCGCCGTGGACGCGTGGGTAAAGGATAAGACCGAAAATCCACTGGCAGGTAAAACCATTTAACAACATTTGACCGATGACGACAACAGCAACCAAGGCTAAAGCCCCTCAAGCAGAGGAGACAGCCAAAATAAGAACGGTAATCCGTCAGAATAGGGATCAAGCTGAGCAGTTCCTTACCGATTATCAGAATAAGTATATCCCAGCCCTTGAAAAGGCGTGCCGAAGCATCAAAGAGATTGGAGTTACACCGACCAAGGCCATAGTAGTACAGGCGATAACGGGCGACTTCGAACCCCTAAAGGAAGCTTATAGTGAAGTAATGGAGGCTGATATGTTGCTTTTCAAAAGCCCTGCCGGGCGCGCTGCCATGGAAGACATATTCAAGGAGAATATCCACCGCATCAAATCCCAGTTCGAGCAGCTATTCACTGGGATTGTGGGCAACAATTGGGCTGGTGGTAATACTTACGGCACGTTTGAGGAATTGACTTATACCCGCGATAAGGATGGAAATGTGCCATTAGACTCGATCAGCCTGGCTCAGTTCTTTGACGTATCGGATGAGGGCGCGCCTTATATGCCTGAGAGCGCAATCGAGGCCGTTCTGGACGCTTTCAGGGATTACGCCAACCCCAAAGCCGAGAAACTGCTGGAGGCTCAAAAAAAGGCTGCAAACGCCCTTACGGCATTTGCCAAAGCCCTACAGGATGCAAACCTCTCTATCCCGTTGGATGTACCAGCCTTTTTTTCCGTCGCTACTTTACCCCGGAACAGTCTGAGGAAAGCCGTGAGTGGATCATAAGGGAAAACCCCGAGGGCATCCTTTAGCAGGTAAGGGAACCGATCAAGTTTTGGATCGGTTCCCATTGTTAAACATTCAAAGATTATAGCAATGGCACTAAAACCAAACTTTAACCGGGATGACATCAACAGGCATTGCGACCGTTTCCTTGAGTCGGTTGAGAATAGGCAGGTAAAAGCATTTGCCCACATGGGCGAAAGGTGCGTATTGAAGGCTGTTCTTGCTGGTACCTATGTAGACAGGACGGGCAACCTACGCGCCTCGATAGGCTATTCCGTCTTCAAGGATGGGCAAGCCGTGCTGAGCCAGTACCAAGAGACAGGAGAGCCCAACGCAGCAACTAAAGCCCGGCAGCTGGCCGAAAACGTCGCCAAACAATACCCCAATGGCATTCTGCTGGTGGTGGTGGCGGGCATGAACTACGCCGTTTACGTGGAGGCCAAAGGGCTCGACGTGCTAACCTCGGCCGAGCAGCTGGCGCAGCAGGAGCTACCCCGGATGCTATCCGATTTAACCGAAAATATCAACCAAATATTTAACTAATGGCAACCGAGCAGGACAAGGAAAAGCAGCCAAAGCAGGGCTTTTCCCTTGAGGGCTTCGATATGAAGTCCTACAAGATGACTGAGCTATACGTGCAGCAAATAGAGTGGCTTTACTTTCAGGCCGTGCAGGAGCTAGCCAAGCTCACCACAAGGGTAAACCCCACCCTCAACCCGGATAAGATATTCTCATTCGATGATTACCCACAAACCAAGGCACAGGTACAGCGTATGCTCACGGAGCTAGCCAGCAAAATGCAGGCAACCCTACTGCAAGGCAGCCAAAACCAGTGGCTTTTCGCCTGTGATAAGAATGATGCGTTTGTGGATCGGGTGCTAAAAACCTCTCAGCTACCAAAGCAAACGCTGGTGAAGTACCAGGATCGAAACCTACAGGCTTTAAAATCATTCCAGCTACGCAGCGTTAACGGGCTTGACCTATCGCGTCGTATATGGAACTACACCGGGCAAATGAAGGTGCAAATGGAGCTGGCCATTGACGTAGCCCTCGAAAAGGGGCAATCAGCGCAAGAGTTATCGAGGGAGCTGAGAAAGTACCTTGTTGATTCCGATAAGCTCTTCCGTAGAGTAGCAGACAAACACGGTAACCTCAAGCTATCCAAGGCCGCTCAGGAATATAAGCCCGGGCAAGGTAAGTACCGCAGCAGCTATAAGAATGCGATGCGGTTAGCCCGTTCCGAGATCAACATGGCCTACAGCAAGGCGGACCAACTACGATGGGACCAGCTCGACTTTGTGGTGGGGTACGAGATTATGCTATCGAACAACCACACCCTGAACGGTGAACCCTTCGTCGACATTTGCGACGAGCTTGTCGGGCTGTACCCCAAATGGTTCGACTGGAGCGCGAAGTGGCACCCCCAGTGTAGGTGTAGACGTGTTCCCGTGCTGATGAGCCCTGAGGAGTTCAAAACGGATGAGCGGAATGAGCTCAGGGCTGCCGTGCGGGGTTCGGAGTACAACAAGATGAGCTCCAGCAGAACCGTTAGGGACGTGCCCCCAGCCTTCAAAAAGTGGATAGCAAACAACGCTGAACGCTCTAAGGGTTGGAAATCCCAGCCCTACTTCATTCGCGACAACTTTAAAAACGGTACAATTGACGGCGGGCTTAATGCTAAATACTAACCTAAATTCAAAAGAAATACAATGGAAACTAATATCAGTTATTTGAAGTCTAAAGCCCATAGGGATATTTCAAAAGGTTTGAAAATTGTTTGGTGCTTGGAAAACTTTGACCTTACTAAACTCTACGATTTTCCAATTGAATTCATAAATGAAAAGACAAGGGTAGAATACCATCAAATTGACCAAATAGCAGAATGGATAACGAGCGATCAGCCCTTGTTTTATGGTGATGATGATGACAATAGAATGCTAAACCTAAGTGAGCCAAGAGGGTAGGTATAACGATAATCTAAAATCAACACCAAGTGTTAAGATAATTATACTACTAATTTAAACTAATGAACAATGATTACCTTAAAAACAGTTACAAAGAACATCATTTTTAGCAGTGATGCAAGTACGCTAAAGGAAGCTTTAGAGCAAGCTGTAAATGCAAGTAAAAGCTTAGATAATATAGATTTGAGCAATCAAGACCTAGAGGGCATTCAAATGGCAGGAGCATCCCTGCAGGGTGCCAACTTGGAGGGTGCCAACTTTGCTTTTTCAAATTTGGTGGGGTGCAATCTAAGCGAAGCTAACTTAAGGAAGGCAACCTTTAACGGGGCAAACCTACAAGGGGCTTACATTAGGGATGCTGATCTGTACGGATCAAATTTTTCAAACTCAAACCTTAGCAACGCTTATTTTAGGCATAAATCAATAAATAATTCATTGCTAAAGGTTAAAGGAGCATCATTTGCTAATGCCATAATGGTAGATAACTTAATTGATAGCATTGAATTTACTGAATGCTCATTTAGCCATGCAAGCCTTAAATTTGCTACCTTAAAACACATTTGGTTTATTAGTTGTGATATGGGCAAAACCAATTTTAAAGGAGCTGCATTGTACGATACCCACATCGATAAAACAGATTTACACGGGGCAAACTTTGAAGCAGTTGATTTGGCGAAAGTCGAAATGTCTAATAGCGATATAAGTGATGCTTACATTGGTCACAGCACTTTTTCCGTTGTTTGTGGTAATAGTCGTTTAAAAACATCACAATCACAAAGAATCATTCTGGCAAACTTTTTACTTAACTGGTTAGAGCTAACAATCGATAAAAGTGATATTGAAACCAAATTACAGGAACTACTCAAGGAATATGCCCCTGCAAACAAGTACAGTGAAGCTCTGACCAAAACGGGTGAACCGCATAATACGTAGATTTACATTTGAGGATAAGAATCTGAGACCATAGGAGGGCTGTACGCTATGGCCCTGCAATAGCACTCCACCCATAATCTAAACCTTAACCAACGGAAATTTCCGTCCGTTGCTGTATGGCTAACCAGCCGAGTATTCGACCCGTTACCACTGAGCCGAAAACTCGGCTTAGCCCATCACCCTTGCTTGGTTTCCAGCATGGGGCTGTGATCAACGTATAAACCCCCGTCCATAATTTCGCCAAGGTACTTCATAGTTGGCGTTGGCTCATCACCTTGCCCGGGGTAAATGGCTACTAGCTTCGCACCACAGATAACCACCATCTCAAGCAGCTTTAAAGCGTACTGAAAATCACCAACAGCATTAGGCAACAATGCCACAACGCTTGCATACTCCTTGTCGGGGTGATCCTGAGTAAAGTAGGTGAAAAGGTCATCACCTTTTAGTACCTTATAGTCAATTTCCTTGGCCATCAGTTTGAATTTTTGATTTATACGCTAATCCAGCTCGGAGGTTGGCGCGTCAACCACTTTATTGTGCTTTTTGCTAGCCTCCCATACAGGGATCAGCTCTTCTTTTGTTCCGTCTGGGTTTATAACGCTTACCCTTGTGCTGGTTTTAATGCCTTGCCTTTGCCTTGCTTTGCCTTGGTTCTGTGTTCTCATAACATTGATTTTTTGAAGGTTACATTTTAATTGTATCGGTTAAAAAAGGGGGTCGGGCTAACCGACTCCCTTAGAAATTCCTATGTATTCAACGAGGGAAAATTTTCCCCCGTTAACATTCTCCCATGCTTTGAAATTCCTATGTATTGTTGAGTTATTACCCCTGCCCAAATTTGGACAGGGGTGGGGTGGTTTCAACCCAACCCATTACGCTTTACGCTCCTCAGCGGTTAGGTAGGTAGCCCGGTTGGCTGTTCTAGCTACAGTCAGCAACTCCAGTCTGTCGATCCTTACGCTGGCATTTCGTGTGCCGTCCTTAATCACCCTTACCAGCCCCTCCCTGATCCATCGGTTGACTATGGCCTCACCGTATAGTCTTTGAGCCTCTCTGAGCTTTAGGTAGGGTTTTAGCAGCCCCACATCCATAAGGGCCTTGGTTGCCCCCGCCTCGGCTGCATCTATCAAAGCATTGCGGTATTCTAGCTCTGTTTGTGGCATCCTTAGCATGGCTTACCCTCTTTTTTTTCGGTTTCCCTTACGCTAAAAACGTAAGTAACCCGGTTCAGCATTTCGAACATTTCGGCCAAGTCTTTGCCCTCCATACCGTCGGCCATTTGGAGCGTTTGCTGGAACATAAACTCAAATTTCTGCTTAATATCAGCAGCCGAGAAGTCACTCAGCACGTCGTCGACGGCTACCAGAGTGCGTTCACCTGTTCTGTTGTCGGTTTCTATTGCCATTGTGATAGTAATTTTAAATTATTTGGCAAAGTTTGGTCAAACTTTCTAAAAAAACAACGTTGTTTTTTAATTATTTTTATACTTTTGTACTGATAGACAACTAGTTACTGTATCACTGTGATACAGTAAACCCTTATTGTTCACCAAAAATCAAAGGTTTATGAAAGCAATCGAATGGGTAACAGCCGAGCTGAAGAAAAAGGATGCAGCTCTTGGATCGTACCTCGCAAGGTTTAAAAAGGAGAATGAGCAGCTTGATGAAGCGGCGTTGGCCGAAAAGCTAAGCAATGATCCTATGTTTTCGCTAATGGTCAAAAATGCCAGCCTATCCCACAGCCAAAAAACGGCCAGCTGGGTTATGTTTATTGGGGTTGTGGTACTGATTTCGTGTGTGGGGGCGCTAATTATCGCAGTGGCCACCCTGAGCTAG